TCGTACACACCCAGTTGCATCTGGATTATGATCCGATTTTGTGGCGGAATGACGAGCATCACCCACCCACCCATCACTGGTAGAGCGACGATCTGGGTACCAGGTATCAATTTGATCTCTTAATTGTGTACCTGCAGCGCATAGCCATGGTTTCATTTGCCACATTTCCTAAAGATTATTCTGGTATAACTGGGTTTTTTATTTCCTCGGATAAAGCATCATAAGCATCTTGTACTTGCTTCCAAGTTGGTTTAGTTCTTTTATCTAACCAATTAAGTTCATCAAAACACTCTTTAGTATTAGCAGTGGTGCTACCAAAATACTCTGCTGCTGGCAATAATGCTTCAATTCCTAATGCTACATCCATGTTTATTCTCCTTATATCTTTGCAATAGAAACAACAGTAAAAATGTTTGCTGAAATTGAGGCTGCAAGACCAAATCCATAAGTTGATCTTGTTTCAGTTGCATAATGTTGTAATTCAAAAACTTTAGATCCAGCAATTGTAAAAATACCTTCAACTATACTTTGGTTTTGTGCAGCCGCTGTTGCGGCATCACTATACATAGCAGTTCCAAGAATTGTTATCGAACTATCAGTAATGTTATATAATCTTGCAGTATGGTAATTAACTGAGTTTGCTGGAGCAAAAGCGGTAACTCTGTAAGTTCCAGCAGCTAAGGTGATTTGATTGCTTGCTAATGAAGCACCAGTAATTTGATTGATTTGTGTTGTTTGTAAATCTCTAGTTCTCCATGCACCAGTTGTAAAAGTTCCACCTGCTGTTCCTGAAGTTTTTTCATCTCTAAAAATTGCATAAGTTGAACCAGCACTAGCACCAGCACCTTTAATAAATATAGCCGCAGATGCGCTAGTAAAATCTAATGTACCACTTTCATATTGTGCTAATGCTAATGATGCGGATGTATTAACTGTGGCTGTACCGGCTGTAATTGTGCATACTCCAGCACCAAGATTTGTTATTTGAACCGTATCACCTGCCGCAAATAAACCTGTATTTACAGTTATTGTGGTTGCACTTGCATTAGACATAGATATAGCTGTACCAGCATCGGCAGCTACTAATGTGTAACTTGCAGTCTTAGCGGATGCAGCACCGCCTAGCATCGCTGTTTGTTGCAGTGAAGTCATCTGTGCAGCTGTTAATACCTGCCCAGTCGTAAACGTTTGTTTTGCCATAATACCCCTTAGTAACTTAGGACATTATAGTCTAAAGTGCCATAAATCGTATCATTTAGGATAAATGCGTCTATGACTGGCTCTAATGTCGTGAACGTGGTTTTCCAACTATTTGGCGATATATTCATTTTTACGCCAAAAATCTGTAATGTTTTTTCTAAAGTAGATCCACCTGGTTGTGTAGTAATTACCTTTATAGGATCAAAAAAGTCTAGATCTAAGGCTGCAATAATGCCGCTATTGTAATTGTCTGTGTATAGGTCTAGGACTATGGAATCTACTCGGATGCTTGTCTCAGCTCTACTAGCCACATAAGCCTGTGCGTAATCTAGGGCTACTGCATCGGTTTGCATAAGTAGGTTGTCTAAAAAGTAGCTGTGTAAGAAATACTTATCTATGCTGTCTTGGTTTGACGCTACCTGTGCTGTGCCACCTGACCTAGTAATCGTGGCTTTGTTAAATATAAGCACATCGTTAAGAATCCAACTGGCATCAAAGTAATCTATACCTGTGCCGTTATCTGCAAAGACTGTGGGTGTGCCGCCAATAGATCCAGCAGTAACGTTTCTATCTTGGAATACGAATGAGCCAGACGCATCTACATACAGTGCGCCATACTCTGAAATGGCTACAGTAGTTAACGCTTGCAGTGCTGTGCGATTAGTGCCTGGGTCTCCTTGCATAGTAGTAAGTCCTGCATCTACATCACGCATAGTGGCAGGCCAGTCAATTTCATCTAAAATCTCGTTAATACGTGTGCCTGATAAGTCGCCTGCAATAGCACCTGTAACTGTGCTTATCTGTGCTACTTGCGCTAATCTAAATGCATCTACAGCTTGTATAGTTGTTATTGCTACATCTTCACCAGATTCATCTGGGTATGTAGTAACGTAACTTGTAATAAAGCCGCTAAATATAGGATAAGTTACTGATGAGTAAGTTGCAGTAATTTGCACTTTTTTCATAGGCGTAAGTAATTCGTAATATGGGCCACTTACATTCTGTGGGTTAAAATCACCATTTTGATCTATTATGCGTAAGGTAAGTGCGCCTGTTTGAAATTGATCTGACAGTGCAGTACGGCCTCGGTTAGTCTCTATGCGATTAACTTGATTAGACACATCTACAATTACAGCTGCGCTATCGGCTAGTACGTTTGTATCTAATATGCCTGTATCTAATATCATAGCCTGAGCAAAACTAGGCCCAGTGCTAAAGTTAATTATTGCATTTATTACAGGTAAGGTCATGCTATAAATCCAGCTGGTACTGTTGAGTAACCTGATCTAGTCGCCACCTGTATGCTCTCTGCTATAGCCTGACTTAACCTATCGCCACCTGCATCTACAGTTACTTTGATGTCCATAGGGGCTTGTGAAGAAGAACGTTGAGCATTATTTTGACTTAAAAATTCACTTATGCGTGAGTTTAATTCTCTAGTAGATTCTATTGCTACCTTGTTTTCAAATGCGGCTATTTTCTCATTAGTTGCTTGCGCTGTAGATAGCGCATAAGAAAAAGTAGGTGCTGCCGTTGTAGTCGCTGGCTTGCCACCCTGCTCTAATATAAAAGTATTTATCCTAGATATCAAACTTTTAATAGATGCTAATGCAGTTTCATAAGTTGCAGCTAGTTTTGCAGCATTTTCTGCAGCGTTTAGTTCTGCTAGATACTTCTTAGCCAAAGCCTCGTTATTATCTAATATGGCTATTTGAGATTTAATACGTAGTCTAGTTTCTTCATCTACGGCAGCGTTAAGTGCAGCGTTTAAGCCTATGCGCTCTAGGTCAAACTTATCGCGTAATTGATCTACGGCAGTCTTTTTCTTCAGCTGCTCATTTTCTGCTTTACGTAGAGTAACACCTGTCTTAATCTGTGTAACTTCTTGCTTCAATAAAATTGCTCTGCTTGTGGCCGGTGATAATCTAGGAGCGTTCATATCAGATTTACGTAAAAACTTGCCGCCTACTTTAACGCTTGCATTAGGGTTTAGTAATCCAATTACATCGCCAACAGTCCTAAATGCGTTGCCTATTTTCTCAGCTGCATTAACCATTTTTACAGTAAATGTATCTATATCGTTACTGCCAGATAAGGCTGCTATTGCATCTAATAAACCCTTGCCTATTGCCTCTTTAGATTCATCTACGGCTACAGTTAATTTAGCCATACTGCCTGCATAGCCTTCTACAGCTGCTGCGGCTTGACCTGCAAAGTTAACGTTAAGTGTGCGCTGTACTTCTAAGAATGATGCTGACTTTAATTGTGCCTTGCTAAGTCCTACGCCTAACCTACCTAGTGCTGCGTTATCGCCTAGGTAAGCCTTAGACAAGCTAGTAGATACAGCTGTCAGATCCTTGCCAGTGCCGGCTGATACGTTTAGTGCAGTTTCAAATAAACTCTGTGCCTGTGCGACATCTTTGGTAACTATAAGTAAACGCTGGAAGCCTGGAATTAAACTTTCATCTACGATGCCAAACTGCAACGATAAATTCTTTAGATAATCTTCTATACCTGGCTGCTGAAACTCAAGGCCAAGGTTGCTAACTGTCGTGCGTAGTTTGGCGGCTGCCTTCTCGGAATCTATAAATGCGTTGACTGCATTCTTGCCAAAGTTAACTAGCGCAATAGATCCAAATACTTTAGCAAAGGTTTTACCTAGACTTTGTACATTCTTATCAAAGGCTGATATTTCTTTCTTGCCTTTTTTTAATCCTTTGTTATCAAAGGTGCTAACTGCGCTAACAATTAAATTAGGCACTATGCAGCCCTTCTTTGCTCTGTGTCTTTAATAAATTTCTTTGCTACTGTGTCAATGGCATTAACTACTCTAGGTATAATTACATCTTTAGTCTCATCCCAAGCACGATAGATAACACGACCACGCTGCTTGCCTTGACCCTTCATGCTAGATAGCATCTCAGCAGCTGAATTAAATTGCACAGGTGCGTTAGGGTTTAATGATTTATTACCTCTAGGCCTACCTATGCGGCCTGCAGTCTCAAATATTGCACCTGATCTAGAATTGTTATAAACATAAAATGCAGCTTTAAATCCTTTGTCGTTTGCTTTATTTTGACCTGCGGAATATGCAACCTTGCTTTTTGCTAAGGCGTAATCATACGGTGGAAATAATCTATTAGGATCTTTGACAGTCTCCATAGACCCAGTGCCTTTACCCCAGCCACTTAGCACTTCATTTTGTGTCGGTAAATAACCACGTGCCCGATCTCGGACAATTAACATAGCCTGCTTAATATTCTTTGACATTTCTTTATTCAGGTCTTTGTCTACATCTCGCATAGCCTTTTGGAGTTGCTTAACGCCTGTTACGACTACGGGCATTTTTAATCTCCTTAGCTCTATCGCTTAACACCTGCACAATAGCCCTTAGCATCTCTGAGTCCATATTGATAAACTCACTAGGCGCGATCCCTAGCTCTACAGACAAACTTGCTATCGCATAGAGCGTGGAATCACGCTGTACTATTTTTTTTCTTCGTCTAATACCTCGACAGTTTCTAAGCTGTCTATAAACTCAATACCAAAAACAGGTACAGTCACGTTAGCCCTACGTAAGCACTCATGCGCTAAGAAGTAAATCTCAGTCTGCCGTTCGTGATCACGTAGGACTTTACTAATTCCTGCGCCATACTTTAACTCGAAAGCGTACTCGACACCTGGCGTAATCTTGTGTTCAGATACTTCGCCATTAGCCCTTGTTATCTTTAGCTTTGCCATTATTACTCCTTATGCGACTGCTACAGCTACTGTGCTGTTGCAAGTAAATGTGATGCTCTGTGATGATATATCAGCTACTGCGCCATTTACATTCTGTAGGTTATTTACCAATACAGATGCTGTGTATGAAGGGTTAGTTGCAGATACGGCAGCACTTGTCTGCTTAATCACGCATGTTACAGTAGTGCCATAAGCAGCACGTAATGTAGGAATAACTGTTGAAGCAGCGTTATCATTTAGGAAGTCTAAAGTAATAGTGCTTGCTTCCAAACCTTTTGCAAACTTATGTGAAGTATCGCCCATGGCGGTCACTTCTAGCTCATCAAAGGATTGGTTAATTGTTACAGCTGTTACATACGCTGATAGATCAACGCTGTTTAGCGTAACGGATACGCCATTGTTTAAGAATATGGCCATGATTACTCCTTGTCTTTCTCTTTAGTAGGGGTTGGTGCTGGTGCTTCTTGAATCTGGCCTATCTTTTTTAAGAAGGCTAAGTTTTCTGCGTCTGTACTCATTTTAACTCCAGCTCGTTAGGATTGATACGGTAATTTCAGATACCAGCAAATCACCACTAGCGGCGTTGACTATAGCAGGTGCTGAAATACTAGATATGTTTAGCACCAAAGATGATGCGTTTAGTTTA